GTAATTCACCAGAGCTGTTCATAGCCAGCCAGACACTTGTGAGATATCAGGCCTTTGTCAACGTCAAGATGGATGCTTTTAGCTGGTATCACTTCAACAAACACCTTCAGGCTCAGGAGATGTTGGCAAAGATGTATGAATAAATTGGAGGTATGAACATGGCTATGAATTTGGCAACGGTCGATGATCGTAGTGATAAAAAGATATACGAGGTAAGGCCGTGGAGCAACGAAGACCTACAGAGCACTCATGAAAACTATGCGTTGTACAAGGACGAGTGGGATTTTCTGCTTGCCAGCTACGAAGGCATAAAGGCGCTTATCGAGTGGGGCATAATTGAGCAGCATGAACGGGAAAGCACTGACAACTACGAAAGGCGCAAGGATGAGGCATTTGGCTTCGGCTACAGCCGGTCTGTCATTGACCTATTCAACTTCTACCTGTTCAAAAGCCCCATACGTCGTGAGCTCGGACCACTGGCGGAAACTGAGGAATGGATATCCTTTGAGGATGACTGCAACCTTGAGGGAGACGGCTTAGATCAGTTCCTTATGGAGACAAGCAAATACGCAGACGTACTTGGGCACATGGGTATACTATGCGACCGGCCTGCTATGGACTTTGTCACCAGAGCAGAGGAAAAGGCGGCTGAAGTATACCCATACTTCTCAGCATACCGGCCACAGAACATATTGGACTGGGAGTATGAGCGATCACCAAATGGCCGCCGTGAGCTGGTATTCCTGAAACTGCTTGATGACGATGGCTACTACAGACTATGGTACCCCGATCACTGGGAGGTATGGCAGATCAACGAGGATGATCCGGATGGTAAATCTGAGGCTGTGATGATCTCCAGTGGAGACAATGTATTGGGGGAGATACCTTTTGTATGGCTGTACTGTGATAAATCAGCCGTTAGGAATATTGGCCGGTCTGACATTACAGACATAGCTCGTATCGACGGCTCAATCATACGCAACCTAAGCCAAGGTGAGGAAGTTATCAACTATGGCGCATTTCCTATGATGCGTAAGCCCTACAAGGAACCAGGAACTACAGTGGAGGGTGAGGATGACCAAGGCCCAACCGCCGTGCTCGGTTTTCCACCTGACAATCCAGCGGCCAAGCCTGACTGGCTTGAGGCAAAGGTGCAAGAACCAATCAGCGCAATACTTAGCTGGATGCTGCGCAAGATAGAAGAGATATACAGAGCATCCAACGCCGGAGGCCTTGCAGCCACTGAGATTCAGAAGCAGGCAAAGTCAGGCGTGGCAATGAAGACAGAGTTCCAGCTGCTCAATGGAAAGCTAATCAAAAAGTCAGAGTATATTGTAAAAGCTATGAAGAGCTTGATGTACTTCTGGTGTAGATGGATGGGCATGACCAATGAGGGCATTGACATTCAGCGGCCCAAGACTTTTGAGGTGGAGAATCTGGCCGCCGACCTTGAGAACGCACTAACTGCCAAAATGATAGTTGACTCAGTGGCATTCAAGAAGGCTGTGGAGAAGCTGGTGGCTCGACTGATGCTGCCAACAGCTGATGATGACACACTTTCTGAGATTGATGCTGAGATTGACGCATACGAGGAGCCAAGTATGGATGAGCTTAATGCATTCATGACTGCCGGCGGTCAGACAGATGAAGAAGATGGCTCTGGAGGCAGGGAACCAACACAGGGAGAAGCTGCAGCCAAAGCGGCTTAGGAGACTAAATGGACCCAACGAACAAAGTGATCGTAACACCAAAACCGGCTACAGCCGGAACAAGCTACAACCGGCCTTCGAAAAGGCCTGTCGGCTCGCACGAGCTGGCTTCTCCGGCTATCAAACCTGAAACGCCGAGTGATGAGAAGGGTATAGCGATTTTGCCTATTACACGGCTGAAAAAAAGGGCTAATCATTCATGAAATACATTCTGCTAATATTTCTGGGTATTATCCTGCTGACAAGCTGTACTGTAAGGCATTATGAGGTGTTCATATTCTGCAGTGATAACAGCAAAGTGGTGTTTAGGGCTGATGTGCTCGCAGAGGTGCCCCATACAACAAGCATAGATGGCAAGCTGGACTTGCCTGATGCCAGCATACTTGGTAAATAAATATGGCCAAACCAACTATTGAAGAAATCATGGGCGCGGCAATGCGCAACGAGTACTTTATGGCCAAGGCCTCCCCACTGGCACAGAAGCGGCTTGCCGATGCCATAGAGGCACTGGAGCAGCGAATAATAAAAGAGGTTGCAACGCTTAAGACCAAAGGCACCAACCTTGTTGGGCCAAAGGTCAACTTGAAGCAAGCCCAGAAGATACAAGGCGACCTGAGCAAGATATTTGCTGAGACGTATGGCAGCGAGGCAAGGGTAACGGTGGCAGGATTCAAGCAGGCGGCCAAATATGTAAATAGCAACTGGGCAGGGCTTGACAAGTCAATAGCATTTGTGGCTGCCGACATTGATTTAATCAACACCCTTGGGACTCAATACTACAATGAGTTTGCCAAGTATGGCAAGTCAGCAGCAGACACTATCAGCACTGCAATGTACAATAGCATTGCAGGCCAACAGCCTCATTCCGAACTGGTCAAGGCAATATCCGCAGCTCTCACTGGTAAGTATGATAAGCGTGGAACACCAATGACCCGTTACGCTGAGCAGTTTGCCTTTGACGGTATGATGAACTTCAGCCAAGCAGTGAATATGAACAAGGCTGAAGAAGGCGGCTTCGATGCATACCTGTACTACGGCAATGTCATGATGACCACAAGGCTGTTCTGCCGCCAAAGGGTTGGCAATGTGTTTACCCGTAAGGAGATCAACAGCTGGACATTTGCTTGGCAGGGTAAGGCCGGTCCAGCTATGACTCACAGGGGTGGATACAACTGTCGTCATCATTGGCAGCCGGTCATGAGCGACTGGTTTGATGAGGACACCACATATTATATGCGTAAGAACTTAGCTGATAACACCCAAGTCTATTATATGGCAATGGACAATCTTGCACCATACGGAGTAAAGCCTGGAAGCAAGGGAGCACAATTTGTTGAGGCATTGATAGGCAAGCCTATGACCAACGAGGAGATAAAGGCATTGCCTTGGAATAAGGCCGGAAATCTGCACAACGATATATTCAAGAAGCTAAAGGAGAAAGGCTTAGCAGGAGAGGCAGGCGGCAAGAAGTACATCAAGCTACCAAGTGAGATGAGTTCTGTAAATGTACCACCAACAATACCATCCAAGGCTGCCGCTCCAAAGGTTGGCGAGGAGATTGGCTCTATGAAAGCCAGCAAGGCACAGATTGAGGCAGCCAAAAAGTCTATTGATGATATTCCTGGCTACACTTCTGGCACTGCAGGTGATTCATCCATACTTAGCCCTATTGGTGACAATCAATCTCTTCCTAATTGGCTTTACGACACACATTCAATACACTTGTCTGATTGGCACAGCTTGGTTAAAGAATGGGATAAGAACTTTGCTTCTCAGTGGGCTTATGTCGATCAAAAAACGGTTGACTTCTCCAAAGTAATGAAGTACAAGGGTGATCATTACTTGTCAAAGAAGTCTATCAAAGAGATTATAGACAAGGGAGGCGATGTGCCAACAGTAGTATACATCGAGGAATCGGATGAATATATACTAATCAGCAACAAGGAGAGTGTCAAACACGCGGCTAACAAGGCTTTGGCCATGGAACAGGGCAGCACCAAAGTAGAAGTGAATGTCCTCAATCTCGAAGGGTATGCCGAGGAGCTGGCAGCAGGGGAAGCCAGTTTTCTCCCTGCAGAGGAAGCGATGGCAGAAACTGTTGCAACCAAGGCAGCATCGGAGCCGGTTGTTGAGATATTGTCAAAGCCTACTCCAGCTGACTTTGGCATCAATCCTGATACACTGAAGGGTAAGTATGTTCAGGCATTGCTTGATAAGCCTATGACCAATGCTGAAATAAAAGCACTTGATTGGAACACCAGTGGTAACCTACACATGGATGTATTCAACAAGCTAAAGTCACAAGGGTATGCCGGTGTACACAATGGCAAGAAATGGGTAAGCCTTGCCGGAGAACCACCGGCCTCACTGCTTGAAGCTGGAACAGAAGCTATCGTAGAGGAAGCTGCCCCATCGGTCAAGGTGCCCAAGGACTTCAAGGTGGTCAACCATCTCGGAGACGTAAAGGCGCGCGGCTATGCCCAAGCTGATATGGACTATCTCCTTGAGGCCAGCAATGTACACC